GTGCCAGTTACCGTAGTTGGTGCAAATGCATAATTCGTGCCTGGAACAGCGTTATTGACATTAACCCACGCAAAACCATTATTCATGCGTTGTTAGGAAAAACAATGTGGATTAACCTAGACAAATCCGGATGTAGTACCAAATGTGATGTCTTATTCATACTTATATTCCAATAATGAAGTTTATTAGAAATAATCACTTGGACCTCTGACTGGATCGGAGTCAAAAGGATTTAAAAGCATCTTCTTATACGGGATTGCTCCCCCAGCTTAAGAATTATCTTTAATGAAACGCTACTAAGGTTATTTATTTGGACCAATAAACTTAACCTTGCTGGTAATAACCTCCTTTCTTGGAGCTTTATTTTATTAAACAACAACTTTTTTCTATTATTGCTGTTAAGCTTTCGGTTTCTTTTTCCCTCTAGCTTTTTATTAGTTAGGCTCTCCTCCTATTCTAACAATGCGATTCTATGTTTACGTACTTCCAGGGAATCTTCCTGGTTATACGGTTTCAGTTTCCACTGATCCCTCGGTTAGAGTGAAAGTTGCGAACGACTCTAAAATGTTCTACTAGTTGTTTTCTGTAAATCTGATAGCAACAACTGTCGGTGATTTAAACCTAAGTCTTGACGCTAGCTGGAAATGCTATTGGTTAATGCTCGCTACACATTATTCTTGCCCACCAACCCTCCAACTCTAATTTCAGTTTTCGTAGTAGGTAACAATTAACCACATTCTTAAGACTATCCCTTATATTCAAATAAGAAATCCAGAGCATTTTAACATTCTCCCTGGAGGTTTTTAACAAACAACGGATAAACTGATGGATCTATCCCTTCACAATCACCTGTACGTGCCAGAACATATTGATAAACCATATCATCAAAAAGGTGATCTCCCTCAATAGCATTGAAGATTTATGAATAAACCCCCCAATATGAATCATCAATGTTAAAACGTTTGGATGTGGGGACACCCATTCGTTTCAACAAAGCTTACACAAATTGTAGGCCAATTCCTGAATCAGCAATACCATTAATCATGGCTTAACGCAAGACACTCTCATCTTTGAGTCGAGAATCACTATGAGACTGTAAAATAGCAATTCGAGGTAGGTTTCGATACAACCTAACTCCAAAACCTGGTACGACCATCCCTAACTTACTAAGGAAGTCAATAGTGCCGTCTGTATAGACGCCTATCTTTTTAGCACATTGCCCCAATCCGTGGGATCCATACTGTACTCTACTATACACCTTGAAAAATGCAGACACATACGCCTTGATGTCACTTTGCTCTACTTGCACAAGTGAATCATCTCCCGCAACATATATATGGTATTTCTATATGTTAGCAAGTTATAGGACATACTTCTGGTAAAAATACACTCTAACTGTATTTCCAAAGGTAGTTTTTGTTGGGTCACCAGAATAAACAGTACCTACATACGTTCCTTTCACCCATGTAATCTTTTTCTTATTCCTCCTCAGATTCGCAACAAACTACCGTTTCAAGATAGTCACCATATTAAACACTATGGGCTCAAAATAAGGATCCAAATCTAGATTCCAAAAGACCAACGGCATTAACTCTTTCATAAAGAAATTATCAACCCCTTCAATCAATTAAGCATCTTGATGAGAATCATGTGATGAACCATCAGCTGCAAGATTAGCCAAGTTTTTGTAATGTTCACTTGACTTAGTCAACATCTATTCGTAAGATGTAGGACTATAGCCAGGTACGGCACTAGGACACACTGCTTTTAGTGTCTTCAATAGGATATAATTAGCATGCCCTCCTACTGCTTTCACAATATCATCCGGATTGCAAACCTATCTTTACCTTTAAGATCGTTTAGAATGATCATCTCCTAAGTTTCTAACGGCCATCTCTCCCGTTTTAACTAACAACTCAATAGTTTTATCATACTCACCTCTAGTATCAATAAAACGTTATCTGGCCTAAGCATATTTTAGTGCTTTACCTGGATTACCTTCCCTCACATGTTCATAGTAGGAACCCCAACTAAACATATCACTATCTCTGTGTTCTAGTATATGCGCTTTCATCTTTTTAACAAGTGAACTGGAT